AAGTGGTGGATTTAGGTTAAGAGGTAATGATACTTTCATTGGCTCAATAGACAATTGTTCAGTCGTTGAGGTTGGGCAAAATTGGAATTTAGGAACGGGGTGGAGTATTGGAGATAATAAGGCAAGTCAAGACGGCTCTTCAACATCTTTTATTTCTCAAAATGGTATTTTAGTAGTTGGAAAAACATATAAAATACAATATACTATTTTAGATTATGTATCTGGAAGGGTTAGATTTAGAGCAAATGGGGTTAATGGCTCTTCGAATAACACTAATGGTGTAGTTACAGATTTTATAGTGGCAGGAGGAACACAATTCGCTATACAAGGTTTAGATAGCTTTATCGGCTCTATAACAAATATTAGTGTTAAGGAAGTTGGGCAAGATTGGACGTTGGGTACTGGCTGGAGCATTGGAG